GGTCGCCGTTGTTCCGTACGGATACACCGTTCCAAGGTAGTGGGCAGAATGTTTTCATGTGATTCCAAAAAGAAAGTGAGGGGATTCTGTTTCCAAGCTCCCCTCGGGCTCATGTTAGGCCGCTAGGGCGTAACGAGATGCATTGTTATCGTTTGCATTTAACGTTGTTGCTTTTGTCTCGGGCCAGTCTTTACTACACCTGTCGATCCTAAATATTCGCCCCCATCAAAGATACACTGTGAGACACCGCTTTGATCAGTGCAACAGTTATATGCTAGTCTCTTCCGCCATACCCTCTTTATAATAGGAGGACTGTTGCACCCAACGACCAGTGTATCCGTGGTGGAGGCGGCGGGTACTGCCCCCGCGTCCAGAATGTTTATTCTACTTCCGTCAACGACATCAGCATTATTATTTATACCACATGTAGAATAATTTGTCAATAGCCATTTTCGTCGTCGTACTGCTTCCTGAGCATCATCAGGGTGTCTACGTAGTCGTCCCTCTTTCCGCGAAAGATCTGGATTCCCTCGCCGTCGACGGCTATGATGATGGCGAACCTAGAGACCGGAACGCCCGTCATCTCCTCGAACATGATCGCGTACGCGGTCGCTTGGCAGTAGTAGTTGAGGATGTCCTCCGAACGCTTCAGCTTCCTTGAAGTCTTGAAGTCGACCACGCATCGCTTGCCCTCGAACTCCGCGACCATGTCGACGGTGCCCGCCATGCGGACGTAGTCTGAGTACATCCGCGTCTCCTGCATGAAGACGTTGTCGACTGATTCATCGAGCACCTGCTTGAGGTCTTCAAACATCTCGGCGTCGTAGTGTGTATACTTGCTGACGTCGATCTCGTCGCCGTTGATGTAGTCTTCAGCCAACTGATGGATGCGCGTACCGCGATTGGCCGCCTGCTGCGAGATCTCGTTCGCCTTCTCCTCACCGACCTTCTTGCGCCAAGCCTGTATGCTCGCGCGGCCGAGGAGTCCGGTCACGGTCGTGACGGATGGGTAGAGGAGGCCGGCGGGAGTCTTATAGAACCTGCCGGCCTCGGTGTTGACCTGCTCGAGCTCGACCGCGAGGAGCTCGAGAGAAGTCTTAGTGAACGACTTTCGGTTCTCGAGAATCCGAGTAAGCGGATGGAACGACAACGACCCTTGGGTTCTCGTACGCATCTCTTCGAATGATGAACTCTTTAACGAGCCCGGACCTGACGATGTCATCGGCTTCCATTTCGATTGTTGTGAAGTATCGCTTCATCGACGCGATGATCTTCATGAAGTGCACTATGCCTACCCTCTCGTCGTCGTACTTGAGGTCGGACTGCTTGTAGTCTCCGCAGAACACGATCTTCGAGTGCTTGCCCATGCGGGTGACGATGGTGCAAAGCTCGTGATACGTCATGTTCTGACACTCGTCGACGATGACGATCGCGTTGTCGATGGTGACTCCGCGAAGGAACGACGATGTGGTGAACTCGATGACACCCTTCGCCTTGAGCATCTCATACGCGTCGCCTCGACCGTAGAGCTCCTGAACTATAGATTGGTAGGGTGCTTCGTAGACCGCCGCTTTTTCTTTCACAGATCCGGGAAGGAATCCCATGTCGCGCGACGGCACGACCGACCTGACTATTACAATCTTCTTGAAGTCTCTGTAGCGCGTCAATTCATTGAGCGCGAGATACACTGATAGGAACGATTTGCCCGTTCCGGGAAGTCCATGGATGAGTAAGTTCTTGCCGTTGCAGAACTCTCTGAATATGTTTTCTTGGTTTACCGTCTTAGGTGTTACGCTTTTTAACTCTAGGTGGTTCTTTCTTTCCTGCTGCTCCTGTCGCCTCTGTGCTTTTTGTAGTCTTTTTTCAGCGCGAGATAGCTTATCCATGCGGTACCCTTCTACCAAGTGTTGATCTTGTTACTCCTCCCACTAGCCTTCTTGATCCTCTTTAGAACATCACGAAAACCCGCATCAGGCTTTCTTATGCCTAATCGGGATGGGTCCGCGAGCGCGGGTGCACGGGAGATGATCTGTTCTAGGTGGGGATTGCGAGCTTTGTAGTCGTCAAGCTCAGATATAGGCATGTCAATGTCGAACTCTTTGTCTGTCTTGGTGTCTAAGAAAGTATAGTTTGCCATACAGTTATTCGCTTATGCCTTTGGACAACCAGTAAGACTGGATGTCATCCTTATTTAACGGATTCAATCCCTGAGCGACCATATCTTTGACCACATACTCAGGCAAAATAATTTTATTTTCTTTTTCCGGCTTATAGACTTCGTCTATGAACCGTACGTCGGTGTTACTCGTCTGCAATTCCCATCTCCTGTTGAAGCGTGGACTTCATCCTCTTGTAGGCTACGGGCTCCTTCTCATGAAACACCATGCAGGCCTCCTCGATTCCGGTCTTTTTACCGTGAAAGTAGTAGTAGGACGCCACGAATACTAACAGCAGGGTATATCCCACGGCAAAGTAGAAGTTTTCCATCTATTCCTCGTCGTATGAGAGCAGGCGATCTAGGTTCTTCGACCTAAGGGCGTTGTCGTAGTTCTTGCGAAGCTTATCGTATCTTTCGCGCTTTAGTTCTTTGAAAGAAGACGGGGCCTCCTCGTAGAGACGAACATCGATCTTCTTGCCCTTATCAGATAACTTTTTAAGGTTACCATAGCGATTCATTTGGGGAAGAGCTCCGGAAACGCCGCGACGACCACGTCTTGAGTGAGTCCCTTGTATGGACTCTTTTTGTCCTTCATCGCGAGCAACAGGTCGGCGTCGTCGGGAGCGACCGACTGAAGGATCTCGAGGAACAGGGTCTCGCGCTTCAGCGGCTTCATCTCTGGATTGACTCCCTCGAGAAAGAGGTAGAGTCGGCGCGCCTCGCTGTGAAGCATGTTCTGCTCATCGAACTGCGAGTACCTGAAGGGAGGCTTACCCTCGGGAAGGGCGAACTTCACGTCGGGGTGAAACATGTACTGTAGCACGATCTTGCACGCTTCGTTGCAGTTGACGCGCAGCGCCTCGACGCGCTCCTCCTTCTTCTTGAACTCACTGCACTTCTTGAGGATCTCAGATACGCTCATCCTTGCCATGTTAAAAGTCTCCGATTGAATCCATCATACCCTTGAGCTTGTATGATATAAAGTAGTTGAACATCTTGCTGCGGTCTTTGCCCGCTTCGGCGTCGTATGCGGCGTTGATAGCATCGGCGATATTTGACGGAATGCAGGTCAAGTCGATGAGCTGCCTGTTTCGCTGGAAGTTGCGATCGATCGAGGCGTCGACCATTGTTCCCACGTAAGAGTCATATGCTTCATCGATGCGCTTCTGTGTCATAGGGCGCTGGCGCTTGTCGGTGACGAAGGTGTCGTCGTCGGACAAGACGTTTGGAACGCCGTCGCCGGCGTCGCCCTTCATGATGTGCTCAAAGCGAAACATGAACGGGTCGTTGTGTGTGATGAACTTCTTGCGAACCGGATCGTACTGCTTGACGTTCGCCAACATGTGAAGCTGTATGAAGTCTTTGTCTCCTGAGAGGATGAGGATCTTCTCATCGACTTGAAAGCGATAGACGAGAGTGGCGATGATGTCGTCGGCCTCAGCGGTATCGACCTGCACCATGCGATACGGGAAGTGCTCGCGGATCTCAGCTTTGATCTTACCGAAGTACTCAAAGATCGTATTCCAATCGATCTCAGACTTGTCGCGGGCCTTCTTGCGATTCGCCTTGTAGTAGGGAAAGACCTGCTTGCGCCAGAAGTTCTTGTCGTCGCATGCGATTACGATCTCGCCGTATTCCTTGAACTTCTGTCGAAACGAGCGGAGTGAGTTGAGGACCATGTGCCTGAATAGGCTTTCCTCGATGGGTGTGTTGGTGTGATTACCAAGCTGAGTCATCAGGTTGGCGATCATGACTTGGTGAAAGTCGACGATGATCATGATATGTTTCCATCAAATTTATACTATATAAGATTATATAACGGCGTGTAGGTTATGTCAAATCTTTTTGTGTGTACTTTTCTTCGATCTGCTTCTCCAGCTCAGGGGAGATGGTGATCGTGTGATCGATGATCTCATGAAGGCTGTGTTCTAGATTCTTATGACGATACGTCAAAGCTTTGAGGGACTCTTCGAGAAAGACGATGTCCTTGATGGATGAGACGTCGCCCTTGGATACTATACCGTAGCTCGCGAAGACCGCCACGATCGCGTCAAGCGCGTCGGATACGACTTCGTCGCAGAACTCCTTCCGCACCTCAACCAAGAGATCGGGGGAGTTCTGCTCAAGACCGAACGGGTTTGAGTTGTTTTTTGGGAATTGAATGATGTTTGTCATAGCGCTTTCTCTGGCTACCTATAAGTTATTTATAGGCTGCCCGAGGCGATCATGAAACCTTGACGAGGATCACGTTCTCGTTGATGCGCTCGGCCAGCTTCATGGGCTTGGTCTTGAGCTCATCCATGAGCTTACGGAGCACCAGCTTACCGCCGGTCAGCACCTTCTTCAAGACCTCGTCGGGCTTGCGCAGGGTCTTCGTCACGGAAGAATCGCTATCAAAACCATCAATAGTAGTGCGCCGTACACTGAGACCAGCAGGGCCGCGAGCCCTAAACACGCTAAGAGTTTTATACTTAGTGTTAAAGGTCCAAAGTTCTTGAGCGCCGATAATCTTTGCGGGGTCACACGATTGTAGTTTATACTCATTGCTTTCTTTCTGATATACGAAGTGCTTCAGGAGCTTCTCAGCCGTGGGTGCTTTCTTCTTACGGGGTGCGCGGGCTTTCTTGACGTTGCCGCCGTAGCGCTTGGCGTCGTCGATCATCTTCTCAAGCATGGCCACTCGGTCGCGGAGCCACTTCTTGGTGTACGACTCATAGCCCTCGATCTCGCCGGCCGCGGCGAGCTGCATCTCCTCGAGGATCGGCTTGTAGTACTCAACGATCCTGCCGGTGTACATCGCGGGGATCTCCTTCTTCTGGAGATACGAGTACAGGTCGACGGGCATGTCCGCGTCGTACAGCACCTCGATGTCGCCGATGAGCTCGGAGATCTTCTCCTTCATACGGTCTTGGATCGTCGGCCGCTCGGGCTTATCTTCCTTAGGCTTCTCCTCGCGGGCGAACGACGAAGCCTCATCGATCCAGCGGTGTACGCGCTCGAGCGACTCACCGTCGATAGGTTTACCGATGCGCTTCCAGATGCGACACTGCCAAGCGGCCGTGTACGGCATGTGAGCGTCGGGGATCTTGGTGATCTTCTTCAGCATCGACTTGTCGCTGGCGAAGTAGTCCTTGAGGTACTGACGGGCGTCCTCGCGGGTACACATGCTGTGGTACCAGTTGAACGCTTTCGCCCAGTCCGCCTGCGTCGACAGCTTGGTTGAGTCGGGCTCGTCGCCTAAGTACTTCAAGTTGACGAGATACGTCTCGGACTTGGTGGTCTTAGGCTTCTTGATCTTACGTACTTTCAGGAGCGACTTAGCCATTTCTTTTCCACTTTTTCAAGTTCATCCCAAGGGTTCAGGGGCCAGTAGATCTGGAACGAAGACGATGGGATGACGTCTTCATCCAGCCTGCCGTAGTATGAAACCGCCGCCGTGACTTCCCAATCGCGATCATCGAATGAGCCGTAGACGTCCCTAAGCGGCGGGAAGTATTCTAACCTGATCTTCATAGTCGATACTACCATAGTTTGATTTATTTGTCAATCGCAAGATGTCCAGCGGGTGCATGCAACGTAGACTGCGTCGTTCATGACTGTAAGGCGGGCTCGTCCGTTGTATCCCATGCCGTACGCTTCCGTGAAGGCGTTGGCGTAGTCGTTGGCTTCTACGGTGTCCGCGAACGGACCGACGTACTTGTCGATCATTCCTCCGCTGGCGCGCTCGTCCCAGACGCCTACCCTCTTACCGTTCTTGAGTGTCAGTTCGTAGCTGAGCTCCATGATTACCTCACCAGAGTCGTCGTGATGCCACCGTCTGGATGAGCGTGCTGGGCTTTGACTTTCCAGCCGCTGGCGCGAAGTGAGTCGAGTCGCTTAACAATGTAGCTGCGGCTCTTGCTTGTGAAGGTGTACGTATTCAT